GTAAGGGATGCCGCTTGACCGGCTTGGTCGTTATCTAAAGCAATAATTAAACGCTCGGCCCCACGTAACAAATTAAATTGAGCCATAGAAACCAAAGCCCCGTATGTTGCCACCCCGCCAAACACGCCTACCGAAGCAAGACGTACTACATCAAGTGGGGACTCAACAACAACCATCTGACCGCCCGCGTATTGCTTATAACCGAATAAAGCTGTGCTCTTCTTTACCTTAGCCGGTTGGTTATTAAAATGCCTGCGGTCGTAACCTTTTTCCTGCCATCCCAAAAGCTTCTCGGTAAGCGGATCTCTAATAGGCATAATCCAATTCTTTTTTCTAGCGTCCCACATAAGCTCATAAGCCCTTGCGGCATTTAAAGTTAAACCGCGAACCGCTAAAGCTTCTTCTGGTGGGTCAACAAATGCGTGAAGCATAGACTCAGTTACAACTAGCGTTTCTTCAAGAACCGGCTTCTTCTCTTCAAGTAGTCTAGTAAACCTAGACATTAAACTTCCCGTTGATCCAAGCCATTCACGAGCTTTATCAAACTCAATCTGTTCTACGTAACTAATTAAAGTGTAGAGACCACCCTTAAAGCCACAAGAAAAACAAATGTGTTGTCCGGTGTCTGAGTTAATCCACCATGATGGGTTGCGATCTTCTTTGCCAGTTCTCTCTGCATGTGCTGGGCAATACCCCTGGATCTCGTCGCCCCTTGTGTTAACTGTTTCAATCCCAAGGCGAGATAACGTGTCTGTCATCTCCTCTACTGTCATAGATCTTCAACACCTAGCTCTCTAAATAATCCGTTGTTCCAATCCCATACCAGCGATACTTCGGAAAGACCGGCATTACGTGCAGCTACAACACGGAGCAAACGGGTGTCGTCTACTAGCTCGTCCTCACGTTGTAAACCAAAAATAACATCAGCATCTTGGTGAAATGAAGATGAGTAACCAATAGCATCGGCTGTAACTTGGCCCTTCTTCATCTTCCAGTTAAGAACCTGAGTAGAGATAACTACCGGCTTATTAATCTTCTGAGCCAAACGCTTTAGTGAGCGGGTGATGTTAGTAAGAGCTTGTGGGGTATTTGACTCCCCAGTCTGCTCATCAATCATCAAATAAGTACCGTCAATAAACACAATGTCTGGGTTCTTGTTTTGGATCTTGCTGGCTACACCGCTAACCGTCTGACCGCCGGACGAATCAATAAACCAAAACTTATCTCTCATGTGCTCGATGCCGTCAATAATCTTGTAGTAACGAGCTTGCTCTTCATCGGTCAAAGTACCGGTCATTAAACGCTTGTGTGAGATCTTAGCTTTCATAGCGTAGTAACGACTCTTCTGCTCATCGTTGCTCATCTCAAATGAGTAGAACATAGGAACCTTGCCAGCTAGGTGGCAGTTCTGAGCGATCTGCAAAGCAAGGGTTGATTTACCTGTTTTAGGTGGAGCAATAATAACAATTAGCTGGCCCGGCTGAAGACCTGATGTAGCCTCGTCCATGGTTGGAAACCCTGTAGGTAAACCTAATAACCCTGGATTGTTTTTACGATTCTCGTATTCTTCTTTTGCAAACTTAGCGGCTTGGGTAACTTCAAGGTCATTAGACTTAGTTAAACCGTCTTCTTCAAGTTTAATAATACCGCGCTCCATAGCTTGGAGTGCGCCCTCATGATCTTGATCTTTTTCTATAACTTCAAGAGCAGAACCAAGGGTTGAAATAATTCTTTGTTTACGGCGAACATCGACAAGACAATCAATTAAATATTCAATTGAGTCCTCAACCGGTACTGGGGAATACGTTGGGAAATTTTCATTAATAACTTCAAGGCTTGGACACTCACGATACTTTGCATTGTGTGAAAGAAGAAAACTAATTACCTTTCGATCTGCTGCATCAGCAAACCAAACCTCGTTAATATTGTTTTCAAGTAAAGGTGTTAGATCGCGTGTTTGTACAACCTTGCTAAGGAGCTGTGCTTCGTGATTCATAAGCGAGTAAAATCCAATCCCCAGTGGCCGTATTGTGCTGTTCGAGTAGGTATGTCTATCACACCAATCACTTCTGGTCTATACGGAAGCTCTTCCAATATATCCTTCTGTGACTTGTAGGAACTAAAATATCTAAATGGGTTAGTTCCCATCTTGTCTAATTCTTCTACAAAAAAAGTTAACTCTTCTTCGTCCATAGTAAATGACACAAGCTCAAGAGTTATACCTTGTCGGCTTGTGTAAACATAAAGATAACTTAATATATCTTTACGTATTTTCTTATTGGCTTTAGAAACCGTAAATACTTTTAAAACTTTTTTAGGCGTGAGCTCTACAATTAAGAATACATCTTCTGTAACTAATATTCTTTTGGGGAGCTCGTTGCTGATATCCCCGTTTTGCATTAGTTATAGAACCTCAACCTTACCAAACTTTATAATGAAGTCTCTAAACTCTTCATTTGATTCTTTTGCTCGCTCTGCGTCTTCTGGTGTAGCGCGGCTTGAAATCTCTAATGGGTAGTTACCATTGTTAATATCAATCCTAGCCTTAACAAAGGTAATGTGCTTGCACTTCATACGGCTAGAAAAACCTGGGCATGTGCAATAAAACTCGTTCGGGTCGCCAACGGACACTTCGTAAATTCCAGGCCCAGACGTGCTTGTATTAGGCAGGAACACCTGCACTAGCTTTAAATCAGTACGCACTATGTTCTCTTTCATTTACGTAGATCTCCTCGTGATGACTCGATGGGTAGATAACTAAATATTTCATGTACGAAGCTTTCTGTCGAATCTCCATACAGCCCGGCCCAGTCCTCACGTTTGATGTTCGTAGTGATAATGGTAGGCAATCCGTTGTTGAAACGGGTTCTTAACACGTGGTGAAGCATATTTTTTTGCCACCCAGACAGACTAGCATGCTCTCTTCCCACATCGTCAAGGATCAAAACCCTGATGTTATAAGCATCATTAGCGCACTCTCCCATGATACCTTCGTAGATTACCTCTTGGTCCTCTGACCAGCCCTCAATCTGTGAACCCTTTAGATCTAAAAGACCACTGTAGGTAATAAAGTAACAAGGTCGAATTAAAGTGTTTGTATCTTTAACATCAAAAGCTTCTAAAGAAAACGTAGTCATGATTTCTTGAAGAGTGGCTAGCGCAAGAGTTGTCTTACCCTGTCCCGGAGTTCCATAAAACATCAGGCCTTTACCACAAGAAGATTTACCTGTTGCTCTAATAAACAAACCCTGATCAGCGCCAGCCACCCAAGTTTTAATTTTCTTTAAGGTATCAGGCTTTACGTCGTTGCAGTCAGATAATGTCCAACCTAATCTAGCAAGTGGAATACCTGCCATCTTGACCCAAGTACGGCGACGTACTTTTAACTTATCAACTTCGAACATCGTTTACCCAATCCCAAGACTTCTCAGCTTTAACCTTTTCGGTTTCGATATCTTCTGGGGTAACCATAAGACGTTCAGCTTGAATCTTCAACCCAGCAAACTGTTGAATAAATCTTTTCCAAATATGCTCTGGGTCGTTAATTGCGGTGTCGTGCTTAATCTGTTGGAAGTAAAGATCAATCATCATCTTCTCAAGGGTGCCGTTTGTACCGTGCTCAGATTGAGCCTTTGCCAAAGCAATACGGAACCGACTGGTCGTGACTGCCCAAGGCTTGACGTGCCACAGCTCGTGCATGCGGTTTGCAAACTCAAACGCAGTATCAGTAATGCTCCAGTTAGCCGGATCGCCCGAACGCTTCTGCATCCGAATCTCGTTCTTCTTAGACTTGGCTTCTTCTTTTTCGCGGTACTTTGCTTCCCTTGCCCGTTGGCGAGCTTTCTCTATGTCCTCTGGATCGTAAGATGCTGGGAAATCGTCCACGCTTGCTCCAATCTTTAAATCGTACTCTTGGTAATTCTCATCGGGTCCCCCGATATATTCGGTTTGCTTCTTGCTAAATAAGCTATTAGTACTTAATAAGCTATTTAGTGGAGTGTGCTGTATCAGTACCGCGGTTTCTGGGGTCCAGGAATCGGGGTCCACGACATGGCTTACAGTCATAATGTGACCGTTAATGTGTTCTTTTCTAGTCACAATCAGCCCGGCTTCCCGGAGCTCTCGAAGGCAGGTGGTTATAGCCGCCTCTCCTTCGGAAAATGCCTCTGACAGGCTCTCAGCGCTTATCTGAGGCCTTGCCACGAGTAAATACATGTAGAGCCCTGTGGCTCGCAAAGAAAGCACCTCTAACGGTCTTCCTTGCCCTTTTTCATTTCTTCGACGATGGCTTCCGCGAAGATTTTGGCGATGGCTTGGATGCCGAAATAGAGATTGTCCATGTCTTCCTCGTCGACGTCGCTTTCTTCTTCATCTTCGTCATCTTCTTCGTCATCCGTCTCTTCGCCATCCTCGTCTTCCTCCTCCTCGACTGAAATCTTTTCTTGCTTAGGGATAGTTGGCTCAACGGTTGCTTTAATATCCTGAGCTGGGTTAAGTGGGATCAAACCTTCGGTTAAGTCGTAGCAAGGTATTTCCGCGTCCTTGCATGCCGCTAACGCGTTTTGGCAATCCTTGTCTTCATCAGCCCACAAAAGAAACGTAGAAGCTCTAAGACCTTTGAGATGATCAACCGCATTCTTAATTGGGTTGTCTGAGACGTTAAGGCTAGCTGACGGTATGCCGTCAAACTTTCCAGACTCTGTAGTAAATACCAGAATATCTTTGCCTTTGTCTTTAGCTAACTGTGTTGCAAATGTTTGACCTTGACTCGGTCGTTCTGAATAAGCTAAAACTAAAGTGCCACTAGCGCCGTTTGAACTTTGGGCGTAGTAGTGATCTTCCATTAAAGCTTCTAGATTAGCGCGGCTGGTTGCTCCGTTGCCGGCGACAAGCACATAATATTTGTCCATGGGACCTCCTTGGTAGGGGAGGCACAGACTAGCCTATGTTTGAGGTTGCGCCAAGTAGACTGAAACTGGGGTTCCCGGAATTAAGTTTTCCGACAGCTTTGAGCCGATAAGTCGACTTATTACAGCAAACCGGTTTTTGTATAGGTGGCTTCTGGCTGAGTTAGCGCTGTTGCCTTCCCAGTACAGATCGGCTGGAGAGCATGGACCGTTGCTTCCGTCAAAATAATCTAACAAGCCAGCTGAGTTTTCAAACAAAGCTGAATCAAACTTAATGGTTCGAGTGTTAGCTGTTGCCCAGGCTACCTCTACCGCGGCGTATGCTGCTGTAGCTGGGGCTGTGGCTGTTACGTACGGACGAATCCAGTCTTTAGCTGTTACGGTAGGTGTTGCCACACCACCCGTGTTGTACAAGCCGTTAGCGCCAGATCTGACAGTAAATTGATCTTCAGTGCAGCTAACGATAGTTACATTAGCCAGGTTATAGGTCGTCCCACTAATCATAGTAATA